GAGTTTCCCTGTTATTATTATTATTTATCCCCACCATACTCATCATAATCATCATTTATAATTTCAGAACAGAAATAAGCCTCTAAAATACAAGCGATTATAACTATTCCCCATATTATCATAAATGTTTTCATTTGTCAAAGATATAAAAATAATTCAATTTTATACAAATTAATTCCTAAAACTTTTTCCCTTGATAATCACCACTTTACACTTTCTTAGCCTATCTAAAGTCCTTTCATCATATCTTTCTTTTAATGCTTTTGGTGTTAAATTTGTAGTTATTAGCAATGTCTTTGAACTGTCCTCAGCATAAGAAATTGCATCAGCAACTGCATCTATCTTAGTACCATAATCATTTTTAATACTCTCAGTTCCTAAATCATCAATGATAATAAATGGTGCTTTGTTTCTATCAACTGCACCTAATTCTTTTGCAGGAACGCTTCTTAATATCTTATTTGTTCTTGTTCTGAATATAGCAGGAATAACAAAGTTTAATATAGTTGATTTACCTAATCCACACTCTCCCATCAACATCAAACCTCTGCCTTTTGTATCTACCATCCAGTCAATAATCTCATCATAAGCAGGTAGATGCTCATACTTCTCAACTGTTCTATCGTAATACTCAAAAGACTTAATAAACATTTCTTTTATTTCTTCTCTTTCTCCTAGTTTATATCTATTAAAAACCTTTGGCTGCAGAAAGTCTGCATTTTTAAATGTATCTTCTATTGTTCTCATAGTTTAAAATTTACCATCACCATAATCTCCTCCTTTCTCATTTTTAAATGTATCTTCTATTGTTCTCATAGTTTAAAATTTACCATCACCATAATCTCCTCCTTTCTGATGTCTGTGTGATGTAGTGTTATTGTTATTAGTTTTATTTTGTCTTTTCTCCCAAGTCCTCATACAAGCCCTCCAATCTTTCATTTTGTTTTTACCTACCATCCAATTTTTACTTTCATAGAAATCAAAGAAAGTTTCTGAATCAATACCATTATTTCTTTTTAAACAATATTCTTTAATATCATTAAGTTCTGGTTTTTTAAAAGAAGTACCTTTATTATTAATATGTTTATCTTTAGATAAACTAATACTATCCTTAAAGTTTTCTTTAATACCCCCACCCTTATTTTCTTTAATACCCCCTTTAAGAATTCTTATATACCTCCTATCAATTTCTTTAGTACCTCCTTTATAAGTATAATATGTTGATACATAGCCATTTGCAACTAATTCACTAACCCATTTAGAAATTGTTACAACACTCTTTCCATAAAGTTTAGAAAAGTATTTATTTGTAGCGAAGCACTCACCATTAATATTAAGTAGTGCAGTTATTTCAGCATATAATAATTTAGCATTTGCAGTTAGATTCTTATCATATCTAACCTCAGCACTTATTACAGCATAGTAGTTTGGTTGTTCTTTCATTGTTTTTAGTTTTAGTTATTTTTTTGTATATCTAATTCATAGCACTCTGTATAGGTGGACATGACTACATCCCATTCACTTACCTGTTCGTGAGTAAACCAACAAAATCTTGCGTATAAAGCGTTCAATGGCTGTATGAACAAATAGTGCGTAACTTTCTTTTGAGGGTTGTTATGGGCTTTAAAATTAACTCTAAGGGCATTTCCCTCACTCTTTACACCTTTTACATCAATGTAGTGGAACTCACCAATACCTTGCATAATTAAGTCAGCATCAACAACTGGTCTTTCCTCAAGCAATGGTGCAGCCTTATATTTTATGCCTTTATTGTTCTCCATTAGATGTCTTGCAATAAGTTCTGCAAATATTCCTAACTGAGATATAGAGTGTTCTTGTTTACCTCTATATTTTTCTGAATCTTTACTATAAACATCAGCAGACAACATACTCCTTACCTTAGCAAGTTCATCAGATAGTTTGATGAAAGTGCTAGGATAAGTTGTTTTTTTCCATTTAATCATTAGAATGGTAAGTCATCATCTCCAGTTGTGGATTTAACTTTCTTAGGTGATGTTTTTTTATCAGTTGGTGGCTCATAAGTATTTACATAAGCATAATGAGTTGCACCCTTTTCAGATGGTTCTCTCCTTTCTGAAATCACCATAGAAACCCAACCATTCTTTGAGTTTGCCTGTAGTTCATCCATTTTGAAATTAGCAACCATCATTGTACCATACTTCGTATCAATATTTTTGATACTACTTGGTAAGTAAACCTTCTCTTTCTTGTCTGTCATTTTTTAATTTTTTAATTTTATATAATTTAGTTAATGATTCATTGATTTGTCCTAATTGAGTTTCTAGTCCTAATATTTCTTCATCCACCTCAACTTCAATAACCCTATCTTCTACTCTTTTAAAGGCATCAGAATCTTCTGGATAGTTGTTGTAAAAGAACTCAAACTTTCTTGTATGGTGTATAATAGATGCATGATGTAGGTTTGTTACTCTACCTATCTCACTAAGAGTTAATCCAAACATCTCTCTTAATATATAGATATACATCCTTTTAGCAAATATAATGTTTTTTCTTCTACTGCCCAAAAAAATTTCTTCTTGTTTAATGTTATAAATATCTGCTAATTCTTTTGTAATTACATTGTGGTAGTAATCACTAAATTTTAATCTTCTTCTTCTCATTTTGTTATAATTTTAATTTAAGTCGTACACTATTGTATCAACTATGTCTTGTGTTTTTAATCCAATAAAGTCTGCTAATGTCTTAGCGTGAATAAATCTAAGTGATGGTGGATTCTCTATAAACTTTCTACTTGTAGCATAATTAACCCCAAGTATCTTACAAAGTTTTAAATTAGATATACCATATATCCTTAACAAAGCCTCAAACTCATTTCTGGATTCCCTGATTTGTACTAATGTATATTTATTTGTCATCTCTAATTAAGTATTTTTCAATCTTAGATTTATCAACTTTAAATTTAGTTTTACCAACATGATAAAAATCTATAAGTTGTTGTTTGTCTAACATCTTCATCATATCATCTTCAACAATCTCACCTAAAAGGTGTTTCTTGTTCCATATAATATAAGTGTAGGTTTTTAAAAAGTGATTAAAAATCTCTATCTCCAAATACTCCATCTTTGAACATTTTTTCCCATTGTTTTCTTGTGTCTTTTTCATATCTGTTTTCATTTATAAAAGTTATTATTTCTTCTGCTTCTAGTTCTGTTAAATCATTTATTCTTCCTAGAATATCAGATTTCATTCTTACAGTTAAAGATGTTTGGTGAATGTTACCCTCAATGATAAACCATTGGGTATCTGTAATACCACTAGGTTCACCATCAAGAATATTATCCATCCAATCATCAGTCATTAATCTACAATCTCATCCTGACCAAATACTCCTTGCTCATAGAATCCTGCAATCTTTAAAACAACTCTACTCATTGCTCTCTTTTCTGCCATAGCAACAGGGAACTTCTTACCACCTCCCATTAAGTTATTGTCAGATGCCTCTCCAAAACTCATAGAGTTCTTAACCTCATTACCAACCTTCATTGTTGCTGCTGCTCTTAATACGCATATTCCTTTTTCTATATCCATAGTTATTACTTCGTAAGCAACTGTAATATTGTTTCTTGATACAATCTTATCAATTCCTGTTCTAGTGATAATTACAAACCCTCTCTTATCTTTGTAAATATCTTCTTCAGTTAAACCATTCTGTTTGTAAAGCCTTCTTAAAGCATCTTTTCTTGTTTCAACAATTGGCTCAGGTTGTTTTCTTAGTTTTTCTTGCATTGTTTTTTTTGTCATTTTGTTATTAGTTTTAATTATTAAATTGTTTTGACTTTGCAAATATATAAAATTGGAATTACCCACCAAAATATTTTTAACAATTTTTTGATAAATGTTTACCTACTAGAGTGTAAATATTATACTGAGAAGAATAAAACTATTATAATTAATAGAAAATAGAATAAAGAAAGTTTAGTTGAATCTTTTATTTTCATTATAAAATATTAAAAGTAATGCACTAAACGAGCCACTTGCCCACTTGTTTTTTCATGCAAAAATCCTTCAACTGCTTTAGGAACTCCAACATATCCTTTTCTTGAGTGCCAACTATCAGTTCCTGATGGGCTACGCATATACTCTACAGTCACTCCTATAAAGTCTTTAGCATCTAGCCACTTATGTTTAACTTTGTGATGTAAATGATGTAGATACCAATATCTATATTTAGTTTCACTCCACATTGTTGGCTTCTCCT